CTCTTATTTCGTTTAGCCTCTTTGTCGAACGCATTTTCTAGGTTCTCTATTCTGGTTCTGAGAGTATTTACTTCACGCTGACATTCAGTCTTAAACGTATGGCTGCTGAATAAGTGGTTATAGTTTTCTAACCGGCTAAGATTACGTTTATAGATTTCTAAATTCTTCTTCGCTTCGATTGTGTCCATAGACTCACCAATCAGACCACGGGTTTAAAGGACGGCTTCTGTTTTTATGAAACTTCCATGCCTTGTAGTCTTGATACCATTTAATTAGATAACAAACAGGAATGGTTAAGAACATGACAACAAGAACGATAAAAGCAGCCATTGTCTTCTCCAAAAAAGAAAACCCCGTCAAACGACAGGGCTACAAACACTTAATCTTTCCAAACTTTCTGCATTCTTTCTGATTGAACATGTCTGATTCATATTCCCAAACATGTATGCAAAAGACCTGCTTAATTCTTCGGAGCATGTGGACCTCCTAGAATTTGGCGGAAGAGGTGGGTCTCGAACCCACACGCCATTTAAAGCTAACGGTTTTCAAGACCGCATCCATTAGGCCGAAACTTGGATTACTCTTCCATTACTGGCGGAAAGTATGAGGTTCGAACTCATGCGTCGCTGATAGCAACAATGGCTTAGCAGGCCATCCCCTTTACCAATTCGGGCAACTTTCCTATAGGCAACAAAAAAGCCCACGATTAAGCATCGACTAGAAATCCAGTCCAGCACATCGGAATCCAATGTTCTAAGCTCGTAGGGCATAAAAGCAAAAAGCCCACTATTAAGTGAGCTTTTGAAATAAGGCTAGTGAACCTGACTACTCAAGCGCACTATACCAGATATCCTATACCGCGCGTTTAAACGAGTCAACACCAAATGCATCAAAGATATTAAATTTCTGCCTAATTAGATCAATATTGCTGAAACACTCAGTGCGCCCACAAAAGTGTTTCTTAGGTGTATATCTGTATTTTTCCAAAAGTCGTAATAGTAGCGTCTCGAATTTGTAAAGCTTCTTTCTATCTCCGTTCTGCAAACTTAATACGTCAAAATCATAAGGCAGGCTGCTTTCATCAGGGAACCTAGTTTCTAACGATTTTGTAGTAATTCCAATTTTGTAGAACTCCTCTTGATCATCATAACAACGGATCAGATAAATCATTGCACCCTGATCCATTAAGCTTTCTTCATTACAGGCTACACATCCTCTGCCTGCTAGTAGCTTTTTAGCTCTGGTCCTTATCCAACCGTGTTTAGGGCATTTGATCTCAACAGTAGAGTCAACATCCTTATCAAAGACTACTCTAGAGAAATCATAATCAAAGTCCTCATAGGTTAATTCTAAGAGTTTCATAAAATTTTGGTGACGACGTTGCATAGCTGTGGCTACGCAAGTATTATTGCGCACAGTCATTTTGGAGCCTCAATTTCAATTTGATTAGAGCCATATAGGTGTTGGTAGCACCTGTATGGCTTGCTTAAATATTATACCATAAAAACAATTAAACTCATGATATTCTTAATCTTTTATCATGTGCGTGAAGAAAAAATCTTGCACATCCAACCATGATATTTACCTGAGCTTTAGACTGGTTTGTAATGCCAGCCACCGCACTTAAAGATCGATTTTCGACCTTATGCTTAATCAAACACATCACTGCATACTTAGCTTGATAATCCACTGATTCTGATTTGAATATACTACGCAATAAGGCCTGCACTTGATCCGCCTCAAAGTCATTAATCTCACAACGAATGTAAGACTTACCTCTTGGCACTTCCTTACCAGCTTCACGCATCAACCAATAGATCTGATTGATATGCAACCCATCTGGTAAATCACCTCCTTTCATGCGCACAGTTTCACACCAAGCGCCGAATTGCTCTAGCCATCCATCAATTGTGTATTTGTTCCAATCCATTACTGGTGTTACTACTGCCGCATTCATACCGTCACCCTCAAATAGTTTCTAAATCTAAGATTGTTATAGTTCCCCAATGAACTGCACCAGTATCAATCCAATAGCAGTTATCACGCTTACATGGTTTTTGAGTTACTGTGTGCCCCATAATCACTGCATCTACACCATTTACATGCGTGTATTGCTGATTGTCAGTATCAAGACGTTCACGACCCCACATAGCTAAATCTGATGGAGCGCGGTTTTTAGATGGCTGACCAAACGAGTCTTTAAACTCCTCCCAATCGTTCTGTTCAATATGCCCATGCACAATTCCGAACTTCTTGCCGTTGTGGTTTATCTCCAAAACAACGGGTAGTTCAGAGAATACTTTTGCAATGTTGTACATAGCTTGCCCATCAAGCATGTAAAACCATTCACCACCATTGTCTATGTGGCAACGCTTGTATGACTGGTCATGCAGACCACCAATGCAGAGGTCCTCGTGATTACCACGAACCGACGTGAACCATGGCTTAGAAAGCAACTCGATACATTCAAGATTCTGTGCACCACGATCAACAAGATCACCAACAGCAACTAAAAGATCATTATCAAAGTCAAAGCCAATTTCCTTGAGGCGATTAATCAACAAGTTGTAGCAGCCGTGAATATCTCCAACTGCATACAGCTTGCCTTTAATTTCTTTATTCCAAACCTTCACCAATCCCATCACGCCACCTCAAATCATCAAATACTTTTTAATTTCATCTATGGCTTCATCTGCACCGAAGCAGACTTTGCACATGTAACCTTGTTCTTCTAAGCGTTGAATCATGAGCCTTTGACTTGGTTGTAACTTCCCTTTCTTTGACTTTAATTCAATCCATAAACCATGAATCTGGCCATTTGGAACGATAAGCTGAAGGTCTGGAACACCAGCCTTCACGCCCAACTTCTTAAACTTTGCAGCTTCAATGATGTTTCGAGATCCACCATTAGGAATATGAAACAGGTAATCACTCAAACGACCTGAACCATACTTCACTCGATGCGCCCAACTCATGAGCGTCATCTGTTCTTGATCTTCTGTAGGCACTCTATTAAATCGCTTAGAACGAGCTGCCTTTTGTGACTGAATCTTTTGAGCCTCTTTGAATGTGGTCATTGGTCACCCCATCGCTTTCTTGATTTCATGGATACAGAACTTCAAAGCAAATACTCTCTGATCATTGCCGCTCTTTAGGTTCTGCTCTTTCGACAATTCAAGTTGATTAACAAGTTGACTAGCTGCGATTCTTAACTTGTCGTTTTCAATCTTTGAGTTATGTAATTCTTGAGCTAGACGATCCACTTCTAAGATTGCCTGTTCTCTTGTTAGTTCTTGGTCAGCAAAGCAAGTGCCGCCTGCATGACAATAACCGTCTGCGCCACAGTAAGGGCTTCCACCCTTACAGCGCATCACAGCATTAGCCCATATTTCGTCGTTCTTGCTTAGCAAGTCGTGCTCACATGGAATCTTGATTGCTTTCATCCTTCCCCCTTGAGCGCTTTAACCGCTAAATCAATATTTGGCTCTGATTGATATAATTCTGCTTCCACAAGCAATCTAATTGCTTCATCCACCCGCTTTTGCAGCTTCAGCATGTTTATGCCTTGTTGGATGTATAAGGTTTGCAGCTCGTCACGCTCTTGCTTGATCTTTTTAAAGTGAACTTCATGACCAATCACTTCACCGTGATGAGATGCTTTAAGCTCCTCCACTTTCGCTTGCTGGTGCTGCCATACAACCCACTTAGACTGATACGTAGAAGCTGTGGCATCTGCAACATATGGGCAATAGTACCTATTTGCTTTTTCATCAAACTCAATCCAATGTGCAGGGATCGGAAAGGCCTTTTGAAACTCTTCTCTACACTTATCCATCTCAAACATCCTTTGATTTACACAGCGGGCTGATGTGGTTTTCTGGTTTGTCTAGGGTTTCTAATTCCCTCGGATTCGATGGTTTATCAATGCGGTGACCTGCTGCTATTTCTTCGGGGGTGGCATACTCAATCTCTCCTTTAGTTGTATGAAGGCGCCAATTTTCCCCATTCTTTATGAAATTACACTTGATAAGATCCTTATCAATACTGCTTATTTGGTAGATAGACTCGGTTATTTTGTCTGTGCGTTTAACCCAATCCCCGACTTTAAACTCACTCATGGCTGGCTCCCCACATAAACTGGCACTTGTTGAAAATCGCACCGCACATCTGTTCGATCTGTTTCGTGACGTAGTTTTTGCTTTTCACAAATTGACTGAGTTGCATATTGAAGCTGGTATGTTGACTCGGTGGCACTACCAACCATCTGGTGTTGGGTCACAGTGAGAACCCATACGGTAATAAACTTAATCATCCCCGCCTCCGTATATTGATTCGTGGTCTTTGATCGACTGTTTCAAATCATCCAGTTTGTCAAAACGCAAAATATGAGTTTCATCTGTAAATGGAACTGTAGGACGGCACCATTCAGAACCATTCCAATATTCAAAAAATCGTGGGCCTTGTTTTATGTATCGCGTGCCACAGCTCAGCTTTCTATAATCAGTCACTCCCTCTGGAGCCTCATCGATTGCATCTAGCGCTTCCTGCCTGTCTTCAAATTTTCTGTAGCGGTCTAGTGACTCAACTAATCGTTCTAGATCGGGAAGAAACACAGCCCCAAGTTCAATCAAGTAATACTCGCCATCAATCGTGCTGTAATATCTAGCCCATTCAGGCGCCCCCTCAACAACCTCTCGCGCCTTCTCCACCCCAAACTCACGAATAAACTGTTCTGGTTTCATTGTTGTTCTCCGTCACGTTTAACGATGGCATAGGCATCTAAGAGATCCTGTGTAATAACTATTGGCCTGGAACTCTCAAGCTGAAAAAAGAACACCTTTAGGTACTTGGAACTCCAATCAAACTCCATTTTTGGAGTATCAGTTTGCATAAGTACTAGATCAGCACATTTATCAATGCCCTCTTTTCTTACTTGCCCCCTGCTGTAAAATATCCCCCCAACGACTAATTCCCCCTTCTTATCCATATCTCTTAACACTTCGAATGGCGTTAAACCTTCAATTAAATGCCCTGTTCGCGAAGCGCTATAAACATTAAATAACCCACTCATACCGCCTCCTTGTAACGTTTAGTAATGGCTTCCTGCTTAAGCTGGTCTAGCATTTTCAGCTTTCTTAATTTCTCGTATAGGTTCGCTGCTGCTCTTGTTTCTTCATTACGAGTACCGAGGTTGTACGCTCTACGCAGCTTCATCATTGAGTTGTAATCTGCAAATTCGATCATGCTTTCAGCTCCCCTTTAACATTCAGTAAGTCCTTTGCAAACTGAGTTGCTTTGTAAGTTGCGTATGAGTCCTTTTCCAAGTAGCCGCTTTTAATTAATTCCTGCACATAGCATTGGATAGTGTTGTTAGGTGCATCTAACACATATTCACGCAAGTCTTTCATCGTGAAAGGTTGTGTTGCATGCGTAGCGAATAACAAAATGTCAAAAATGTTTTGGAATGCTTTAACTCGTTTTATTGCTTTCACGCTGCACCTCTCTCTTCCACTGGGAATGACATGCCCACAAAGCGACAAATATCTAAACGGTCCTGAACATTTACAGATCCGCGCTTCCCATGACGGTTTTTAGCAATTATTAATTCAGTTACGCCTGTAGGTGCATTTGTCTCTTTTTCGAGAATTGGATGAACCATAATGATCTGGTCAGCATCTTGCTCGATTTGACCTGAGTCTTTGAGGTCACTTGCAACAGGCTTGTGTCCTTCTGCAGCTCGGTTAAGTTGAGCTAATGCAATTACTGGACAATCGAACTCTTTAGCCATAGCTTTTAAATCACGGCTAATTGATGCAACTTCTTGAACACGATCTTTTTTAGATGGGTCACGGATTAAACCCAAGTAGTCCACAATGATGCAGCCTAGAGCCTTATATTTGCGTTTTGCTTTACGCGCATAGCTTTGGATTTCAGAAATGGTTGGCTTCTGCTTCTCTTCAATAAAGATTGGAAGGTTGCGGAACTGAGCTATCGTGCCAGTAAGCTTTTCAAACATCCCGTCATAAATTTCCCCGTTGTGAAGATTGTTATATGGGATATGCCCTAATGCTGAGATCATGCGGTTGGTTAGGGTTGGTGTGTCCATCTCAGCAGAGATAAATAAAACAGGCATGTTGTAGCGCTTAGCAGTTTGCATTGCACACATCTGCGCGAGTGTTGACTTGCCACTACCCGGACGACCACCAATAACACAAAAATGTCCTTTCTCGATTGTGCCAAGAAGGTTATCTAAGTGAGGAATATTAAATTGAACTCCAATAAACCCTTTTTCTTCCTTCTGGGCGATTTTCTTCTCGAAACGTTCTAAAGTTTTTTCTAAGGCTTGATTGAAATCAAAACCAGTTTGCTTCTGTTCGATAGTGCTACTTGATGTGCTGAATAGGTTCTCAGCTTCAAGGTAAATATCACTTACTGTTAAGTCTTTTGCCCGTCCAGCAATGGCAAGTCCAATGCCTTCAACTTCACGGTGATTTTTTAACTTTGTTAATTCAGCAACAAAGTATTCAAGGTGATGCACACTACCTATAGCGCTGTTTAGTTGAATTAAATATTCTTCACCGCCGATATCGTTTAGCAGATTTCTTTCTTGAAGATGCTTGCCAACGAATACAGCGTCATATGGCATATCAGCATTTGATAACTCAACAATGGCGCGATAAATGATTTTGTGTCGTCCAGCGAAGAAATGTTCCTCAGTCAAATCGTTTGCAACTACTTCAAGTGAGTTGCTTGTTGTCATGAGTGCAACAAGAACACTCTGCTCAATAGAAATATTTTGGATATCAGAACTCATTACCAATCTCCATAATTAAGATCAGCATTTTTCATATCTGCTGGTGTTTGTTGTTGTGCAGAACCATTCAAAGTTTCAAATGCTGGCTTCCAGTTGTAACGACTAGCAAACCCAATCCACGATTCACTCAAAACAATACGAGCTGCATCATTAGTTGAAATCCCTGCATTGCAGCTTTCGTGGTAATGCTTGATCACAGCATCAAGAGTTAATGGTTTTTTAAGGGTCTTACGGTATTCATTGAATCGTTTAGCAACCTCAAGATCTAAACCGATAGCGACAAGAGCTTCACATGGTTTCTTCCCTTTCAAGATTTTTTCAAGCTCAGCCGTGCTTAACTTACTATCTGTAGTAATCTCTGTAGTATTCTCTGTATATGTGTCACCCTCCAGGTGGGGAGGGTCTTCCCTGTAGGGTGGGAGGTCATGACTTTCAAGTGAGGAGGGTCCTACCGTAGAAGTTAGGAGGGTGGTCACTTCAAAGAGAACATGGGTAACTAATTCAATGAACAAAACATTGCTAAGTTTTTGACCATTTACATCTACAGAGCGGAAGTGACGCTTGATCACGCCGAACTTTTCAAGACGATCTAATGCTTCTTTAACTTGCTTCCTTGAGAACCCAAATTGATCTGCTAGACTCTGATATGAGCGTTGCAATAAATCAGCTTTGAATTTTTTCTTTACCGAAACGATATGCCCAGAATCTTCATCACGGACAATAGTCGGACGATGCCAATAAACAATTTCTGAAAGCAAAATGACCGCATTTGTATCGGGCTTTCCATTTTCCAATTTGAAAGTATTAAACCAATTAGCAGGAATGACATTGCCTTCAATATTGAGGCTGGCAATTTTGTCTACAACCGGATGACCTGTGGTGTATAAGCTCATACAACACCACCTTGCTTAAATTCCTTATACAGCTCATCAATTTCTTCAATGAAGAAACTATCTAAATCAGAGTCATATAAGCGTTTTAAAGCTCCATATCGATTTACAAACTCAGGGTACTTAGATTCGTACCACTGAATAAATTTAAAAGTGGTTTTACTCATCTAGTTCCCCTTCTCTACTGTTTCTGCTAATATTGAATAGTTCATTTGGTCCTTCTCCGATTGAACGTGACCGCTAACCTGTTCGCGCAGGAAGCGGTTTTTTAATATCCGAGTTCTTCATTAATTCCAAAGTCTTCAATGTCATCTTGAAAAAGATCGTCGACTGAACCTAGGCGTCCCATATAAGCCTTTGATAGATTCAAAAGCGCTGCCAACTTTTCCTTATGAATTAACTTGTATTTCTTCGGTACGATTTTTAATTCAAGCAAATCCAACATTGCGCAAACATTCTCAATATCTGACAAGCCATTGTTTTTCTTGTCATTTTTAAATCTTGAAAATGTAGTTGGATCTAGCCCCAACTTTTCAGCAATCTGGGAGTTATTACTGTTTGCAAGAATGCGTAAAACCCTTGTAATGCTATTTCTCGCACTTGCACTCAATTCGGTTGATACTTTGCTCATGGTTTAGTTCCTAAGCGGTTAATGATCCAAGGTTTTTGCTTTTTGTCGTCTGGGGACGAAGTTCAATCCAAATATCTTGATAGTTATCAGGGAAAAGCTCTTTTCGCGTTGTTAAACCAAGATCTTCAGCAATAACTGCTAGCCTGATTTTTCTATCAAGGGGGATAGCTTTCCATCCACTAACTGATGACGGAGCAATCCCCAGAAGTCTTGCTACCGCTGTGACACCACCTAGCTTGTCTATAAGTTGTGCGTCATTCATAACGTGCTCCTAATTTTTCTTTAATTATTAGGCATTCCTTATATTAAATCAATAGGAATACCTAATTTTATTTATGATAGGATTTCCTAACATTGTGAGGATAGTTGTATGAATACTCTTGCTGAACGACTTAGGTATGCCATGGAAGTTTTGCCACCTAAAAAGATTAAAGGTGTTGAGCTTGCTCGTGCAGTAGGAGTTAAACCTCCTTCTGTGAGTGATTGGCTGTCTGGAAAATCCAAAACAATGGAAGGTGAAAATTTATTACGTGCCTCAAAATTTTTGAATGTTAATCCTTCATGGCTTGCATCTGGCACGGGAGAGATTCAATCAAGCACGAGAGATAAATTTAAACAACTGGATATCGAAGAGTTCAAAAAGAAATACAACATTAGTGATAGTGATGAAGCTCTTTTATTTTCAACAATTATCGAAAAACCGTTTATCCCATCATCTAAGCGTTGGGTTCCTGTTAAGGCTTACTCCAAGATGGGCATGGATGGCTATTTCACAGATATGGGGTATGACGGAAATGCGGGTGATGGCTATGTTCCAACTCATACAGCGGGTCCAAGAGCTTATGGCATTAAAGGCACTGGCGACTCCATGTTTCCAGCAATT